ATAATCTTGTTCTTGTAGTTACAGGTGAAGATAAATCGGCAGTTGTTATAAAATGCCTCAATATTCGCCCGTAGTAAGAGTTGTACGTCGTTCCCTGTGTTATCTGCCTCATCGATGATGACGACTTTGTGTTTAGAAGATCCCGTAAGTGAGACGGTCGAAGCGAAGTTCTTTGCTTGGTTCCGTACAGTATCCAGGAAACGCCCTTCGTCGGATCCGTTGATGACATAGTAATCTGCTCCCAGTTCGTTACACAGTGCTTTTGCGATAGTGGTTTTACCAATACCAGGAGGACCAGCAAGAAGGAGATTAGGAATCTCACCCTTCTCTACAAACTCCTTAAAGGTTTTTTTAGTTTCATCAGGAAGAATACAATCCTCAATTACCTGAGGACGATATTTCTCCGTGAGAAGAAATTCACTTGACATAATTTAGTTTACCCAATTAGGTTTGCGTTCAGGCATACGAAGATAGTTTTCAGACACCCAAGGTTTGGATGAGATATATCTTTTGTATGCTTCAAATGTATCAATGGTGTCGTCAAACTTCCATTCCTCAGGCATAGCACGAGCAAATGGTGTTACTTCTGTAATCTTACCCTTGGGAAACAAATAGTATGCATCCACTAGAGTTTTATAACAGGAGTGAGTTTTATTATACCGCAGGCAGTATTCATCGGACAAGTTCAATCCCCACTTGATTAACCAGTAAGCATTATGGATACTCTCCAAGGCCCACTTGGTGCAGGGATGATTGCGGAATGCTCCTTTCTCGGTCTTGTAGGGGGTTCCATCTGCCTTAGGGAGAGTGCCGTATCCGTGTCCCCACTTCTCCGATGCCACGATAGAGAGCATTTGGCAGCACTCTAAGGGCATCTTAACAACGTGTTTGTCAGGGAGGCAAATAGCACTCTCAGCAGGCCAAGGGGAAGTAACGAAGATGTTCATCAACCAAAAGTAGAATCAGGCTCCAGAGCAATATAATAAGTCACATCAAACCCAGTGTTCTTGAATCGTGACAGAAGTTTACTTGAGATGACAACCTCATAATTCCCAGGAATAATCTTGATGTTTTCTACCTTGAAGTTGAAAGTGAATACCTCATCAGTTTCACCAACAACCACAGAGAAATCATTGGATGTATCGTTCTTCTTATCACGAACAACGAGTTTCACCACACCTGCTTCACCAACCACAGACAGGTCAGGAAGTTGATAAACAGCAGCAGCCTTAAGCAGTTTATCGAGTTCTTTGGTATCAAGAATGAAACAAACATCTTCACTCGGTAGAGAAATAGATTTATCGGGGGGAGTAATGATTACGTTTGGATCTGCAAAGAAATACTTGGAACGAGACTTACCCTCTTTGATAACGACATAACCATCGTTCTGGAAATCAAGTTCAGCATTATGGTGAAGATTTAGACCATTCAAGAATTGGTTCAAATCATAAATGCCAAAATCCTTGGGAAGTTCCTCTTCAATAGTTGCCTCAGCAAGAATATTTTTCATCACAGAAATAGTGCGAAGACTATTCCCCTCCTTAAAAAGAATGGACTGATTGATAGAAGAGAAGTTCTTCAGAAGAGTCAGAGTTTTGTCAGAGAGTTTCATAGTTTTGTCAGAGAGTTTCATAATAATCAGCGAAATTCAGAGAGACCATTGTCTTGACGAGTATAATGCCCATCAAAGTGAAGCAGAAGCATAGCATAGTGAATTACTTTGAGCAAATCACGCTTATTGCGTCCATCCTTATCACCATAGCGACTTCCATACTTTAGGATATTTGCTTGGCAGAAACCAGGAGCGAGGTCCTTTGCTGCCATCAAATCAATTGTTTGAATGTCGCTGTATTCTTGATTGTGACCACAATAGTGACTTCCATAAGTTCCAGTCACATAATCTTCAACATCTTTGAGAATTTTATCTTCGTTGTATTTCCAAAAATGAGTTTTGTTGTCTGTCATATTAATAGTAAAGGTTTGTTCAATCATAAAAAGAGGGAAGGCACTTTTTACCTCCCCATATTATATCAGAAAGGAGTGTCCTGCGCAACCTCAGTCTGCTCTGTGGGCATTTGGAAATCAGCATCTACCTTGTCATAGAGTTCCAAGAATGCCTGTTTGGTTTCATCATCAAAACGATTTACGCAAACTTGAATTGCCTTTGCCTTATCTTGGAAAATGCTGTAAGCACGGATGATGTGAACCAGACGGCGGGTGCTGATGATTTCCTCAATACCACCATCGTAAAAGGTCTTACGGATAATATCAGACCAATCTACAAGACGCTTACAGAACTCGCGGTCTTCCACACCAAGTTCCATGGCAATACCTTCCAGGATTTTCTGCTCAGTCGCAGGAGCAGGATAGGTTTGCTCAAAGGTCACAGGGAAACGCTCAAGGAATGCTTCATTGAGCACGTTGGTGCCAATGAAACGTCCATCATCAGAACCCTTACCCTTGGTGTTGGCGGTGGCGATTACATTGAAACCAGCAGCGGGTTTTACCCACCGACCAATCTTCTTCAGGAAGACACCCTTCCCTTCAAGGATGGATTGGAGGCACAGAATCTTGTTGCTAGCGAGGTCGATTTCGTCAAGAAGCAGGATTGCTCCTCGCTCCAGTGCCTCAATGACGGGACCGTTGTGCCAAGCAGTATTCCCACCAACAAGGCGGAAACCCCCGATAAGGTCGTCTTCATCAGTTTCAATGGTAATGTTTACACGGATTAGTTCACGCTTCAGTTGAGCACACGCTTGTTCCACAGAGAACGTTTTACCATTACCCGAAAGACCCGTAATGAACGTAGGGTAAAAGAGACGGGACTGAATAATTTTCTTAATATCGTTGAAATTACCAAACTTGACGAAGGTATCATCTTTATCAGGAATAAGGTTTTGTTCTACCGGAGGAACCACAGCAGGTGCTAGAAAAGTGCGTTCGATTTCTTCTACTTTTTGTTGGGTCACTTCAAGATTCCATTTGCCACGACCAACTTTAAAATTTTCAAGTTTTTTTGTAATAGTTTGATAATTAGAATCATTCAAAGAACACCACGCACGAATATCAGCACCAGTAACAACGTTACCGTAAAGTGATTGAAGAGAAGTGCGGATGTAATCTGAGGAGAGTGTCATGGTTGTTTTGTTTTGACTCTCTTATTATAGAGCAAAAAAGGGTTCCCAAGAACCCCCAGTGGTCAGTTTACCAACTGGTTCCTCAGTTGATCTAGGTATTCACTTGTAGCAATCCTTCCAGTGTATCCTGGATAGTATTTTTCAACCAATGCGGGAATGCCTAAAGTGGTAGTTACACTACTACAAATAATCCAAACTTCTTTGGTATCGTATTTTACTACGTGGTCAAAAGGAAATTTCTGTTTCATGCTACCAAGGAAATGAACTCACCAAGAACTTTCTTATTTAGTTTTTTGGTCTTCAAAGATTTCACAAATGCAGATTTAATTTGTGACTTGGTAGCATCCTCAGCAACCTCAAATTCAGAATCCTGAGCAAGGGCAGTTGCAGACATTCCAAAGTATGCATCATATCCAGAGTTGGTAATAGTGAAACTCCGCAGTTTCTTCCAATCATTCTGAATTTTTTCATACTGCTTATCAAGTTGAGAATGATATAGTTGGATAAAACGACTTGCATTACGACTTTCAAGAACACGAATTCCAATAAAGTTTGTGGAAGAAAACTTATCCTTTAGATTGCGAAGGAGAGTGTCGGTGAATCCGTGATATCCATAATCAACTTTATAAGTAGTTCCAAGTTTTCGGTCACGCAAAAATGTGATACCAGGATAAACATAACCACTTCCAAGAATAGGTTCTTTTGAATAAGAACGACGCACTTCTTTATGATAGGTGAGTTGATTCGCCTCACCATCAGTCAGAACAATACACTGAACTTTCTGGAGTTTGTTTTCCTTTTGAAACTTAGGAAGAATCTGGTGAAGAGAAATAAGAGATTCATTCAAAGGAGTTCCGGAAAGACTCAAACGATTGGGATAAGTATACGAACAATGGTATCCTTTACCAAAACAATAAGCAAGACGCCAGATATTCAAAAGTTGACGCTCTATTTCTTTACCAGAAACTTTGCTGGTTAGAATATTCATCATAGAGAAAGATTCATCTACAATCAGCAAACTTTCTTTCTTTTCATAATGAGGAGTGCGGTCAACGGCAATATACTTATCATTTTCATAGTCATACTCACCACGACGCCATTCATTTGTGAAAGCATAAACCTCAAAAGGAATAGAAACCTTCTTACAGAACCACACAAGATTGAAGAGTTGCTTGCAAGTGTCTACTATAACATCAGACATAGATCCGCTCCAGTCCAAAACAAATACTAGTCCATGATTCTTACCATCAGGAATTACAGAAACCTTTTTGAAAAGATCCTCATTGTATTTGTAGGTGTGAAGACGAGCAGTATCAAGAACACCAGTGCGAGCAGTTGATGCCCGAGCATATTGATCTGCTGCCTTACGACATTCAAACTCTTTTACCAGATAGTTTACTTCTTTCTGAGAAGAGGTTTTAAACTTATTAAACTCAAGATCAGATTCCCTATAAAGATTTGCTGGAGTAATTTTCTTCTCCTCCGCCCATTCATTATGAATTTTTTGTTGATGAGCAAAAGAATAATCAATCTCTTTATGAATCTCAGAGTTCTTAGCAACTACTGTGTCCAGGTTCAGTTGAGGAACTTCAACATAACTATTTTCATAATCTTCATTTCCAACAAGGTCACGAATTTTTTCTTCTAAGGAATCTGCAGTTTTAACTTCAGGGTCATCTTGTTCGCCACCAGACTTTACTGGAGTTTGATCTCCCTGAGCAGTGCCACCATATGAACCTTCATCATCTTTAGGTTGAGAGTTATCACTATCACCTTCTTGTTCGGAAGAGGAGTCATTAGTTTCTATAATTTCATTTGCAGGAGATTGAGAATTTCCTTGAGTCTCGTGTGAATCAAAGTCAGCAATCTTTTGTTCTTGTTGCTTCTCTTTCTTACAATACTTGTATAGTTCTTCTGCAGCAATCAGAACATCTGCAAAAGTTTCAGATGCAGCAATCAAGTTGATGATTTCCTGTTCTTCACCATCTTCAATGGGAATGTAAACATAATTACCAATCTTAAAGTAAAGATTAGCACGGTCAGCAAGATTGAAGGTGGAAATATCATCATCAACAATCTGAAAGAAATCTTCTTCGTTCAACTCCTTATAACCATTGAAGAACGTCTTAGCAAGTCCAGCATACTTGCGCTTCATCAATTTCTCAATGCGAGCATCCTCAACCACATTCACAAACTGAGGAGGAACTTTTACTTGTTCAGTCCAATCCTCATCAGGGGTGAATAGAGCGTGTCCAACTTCGTGCCCCACCAGTAGGTCATATACAAGGTTGCTTGCTTTCTCCCATAGAGGAAGAGTCAACACACGAGTATGGACATTAAAACAAGCAGTAGAAACCTTCTTGTGCTCAACCACGAGATCCTCAGTAGCAAGCAGTTTGGCAAGTTGAGATTTGATTTCGTGGCGAATTGGCATTGGGTTGGATTCGTATGAACCTATTATACTAAAAAAAGAGGTCTTGCGACCTCCGAGTGGACAGTTTAGAAAGTGGATTAGACCACCATATGCGAAAAACCTTTGACTTTCTCGAATCGGATGACGCTTTCGAATCTGTCCTCTAGTCCAGTCTTATGGGAAATAACAAAGATATTAGCATCTTTAATCACATAACGAATAATCTTAAGGAACTCTTCGGTTCCAAATCCATCAAGTGAAGAATCAAACACCTCATCCATAATTAGAAGATTTGTATTGACTGAGTTCTTCATTCTTGCAACTTCCCTCCAAGTGAAAAGAAGTGCTAGGTCGATTCTCATCTTTTCTCCTTCACTAAAGGAAGCATATGAGAAATCTTCGTGAATGGGAGACTGGACGGTTTCGTTAAACTCCTCATCAAGAGTAAAGTTAATGTAAAAGTCCATCATTTGCAAATAACGATTGACTTGCTGATTGATGAGAGGCAAATACTTCTTGATGATTTTGGATTTTACTCCACCGTCTTTGAGCAAACTATACGAAAAATCGTAATAGTTGATTGTGTCTTTTTTAGAAGCGAGTTCGTCGTATGTAGTTTTTAAATTGTCTTTGAAGGATTCTAACTTCTCATGTTCAGAATTTCGGTTTGCAAGGTTCTCGGTAAGAACTTGAATTTCAGATTCAAGATTTCGGATTTGTCTCCGCAATCCATTAATCTTAATATTGTTTTGAGAAATGCCATTCGTTAATTTCGAAATCTCCTTCGTTAGAGAGTTGTATTGACGCTCTCGCTCCTCTTCCTCTTTAATTGCCTCCTCTAGTTCTTTATAACCAGACTGCAACTCTTTTGCTTTATTTTGAGCGTCGTTGATCCTATTTATCCTAAACTCTTCATCGATGGGTTGAGTACATGTAGGGCATACCGAATTTTCCGTAAAGAACTTATGTTCTTTAGTAATTGTAGATACTTTCTGGGAGATTTTTCCTTTAAGGTTTCCTAACTTGCGAAGTTTTTCAGCATATCCAGTGATTGCATCTTGCTCACGAATAAGTGCTCTAAGAGGTTCTTCTACAGACTCATTTTCTTGTGTATATTGTTCTATTTCCTTATCTAAATCAGAAATTTTTAGATTATTGTTATTGATATTATCTTTTCCACGATTTTCAAGTTCTTCAATAAAGTTCTGCTGCATTTGAACTTTATCATTAAGAGACTCTTTCTTCAGTTCAAGAGTTTTGATTTCATCCTTAATCAAACGAATCTTATCTTTGATTACCATATTCATTGAAGAGAAGATTTTAATATCCAATAAATCTTCAATTACCTCACGACGATGAGATGCAGAAAGTTGCATAAAAGGAACGAAAGTACTAGAACCCAGAATTACAATCTGAGTAAAAGACTTATAGTTCATCTTTAGAACATTTTGCTCCAACCACTTTTGTTGGTCCAGAGCGGCAGATGCTTGGTCTAAAAGTTTATCATCTCTCCAAATTTCAAATACAGCAGGTTTAATTCCACGAATAACTTTCCAGTCAACTTTACCAACAGAAAATTCAACTTCAACTCTACAATCTTTATCATTTACAGAGTTGATAAGTTGTGGTTTATTGATTTTGCGAAATGGTTTCCCAAATAAAGAAAAACACAAAGCATCCAACACAGTACTCTTTCCTGCACCATTGGATCCAATGATTAAGTTTGTACTATTTTTTGTAAAATCTAGTTCGGTGAATTGCTGTCCGGTACTTAGAAAATTACGCCACTTTATAGTCTTAAATAAAATCATGATCAATTTCTGGAGGAATTACAATATCATCTGGAGTTATTACTGCATACTGATATCCATGAAGTTCGCATGTTTCTATAATAACATCATCTTCAATTTCAATCACATGCATTTCTGGATAATTTTCTTCTTCTAGCATTATAGCATATCGAACCGCATCGTCCTCTTCCTGAAACAAATAGAGAATTTGTTCCCCGTCTTCATTTCTTACGGAATATGCTCCCTCAGTTTCTCTCCCACTAATAGTCAATATAAACATTTTAAACTAACTCACATGCCTCTTGATACACTTCCTGAAGTAATTTTTGTATGAGTGATTTATCAAGACTTACTTCAGACTCTTCAATATATCTATTCAAAATTGAGAGAGTATCTTCAGATTCAAATGCCTCAAAATCTTCAGAACCTTGAACCTCAAAATTCTCTACGATTTTAAGTTCAGCAATATTTGAAGAGTAAAGTTTATCAATAAACTTTTCAAACCTTTTGATGTCTGTCTTTTTACGAACTACTACTTTTACAATTTTGTTTTCGTATTCTCTAGCATCAAAGGTTTGATAGTTTGTATCCTCATAGTAAATGTTGTAAAACATTCTATATGGATTATTAATTGGAGTATGCTCTAAAGTTTCAGTATCAAAGATAGTAAAACCTCTTTTATCGTTTAGGTCATTCCAATACAGTTCATAAGGATTACCTAAGTAAAATACTACTCCATTGTCTGACCGAGTGTGATAGTGTCCCGAGTAGACACGGGTGAACTTCTCAAATAGTTTGCTCTCCAAACCATGCTCCATGATGATTTGGTTATTAACTCTAAATCCTTGGAGTTCAAGGTGCCCCATCGCACACGAGCAAGTTGTCTTTTGAATAAGTTTGAGAGTAGTTTCCTCATTTTCTTGATTAATCCATGGTATAAAAAGTACGTTGAGTTTATCTAATTTAACTTCAGTTGGTTTTGAATATACAGTTACATTATCATACTCACGAAGCAATAAATCCACAGCATTTACATCATTAGTATTCTTATAGTAAGCCGTATGATTACCGACAATCGTATGGACCTTCACTCCCATTTCTTGGAGACGGTCATAGTAATTATTCTTTGCCCAAGACAATGCTGAAAAATCAATTCCCTTACGACTATCAAATGTATCGCCCATATCAATGACTGTAGTAATCCCGTACTGTTCCAGCGTCGGGAAAAACACATCATTGTAGAACTTTAGAAAATAGTCGTGAAAGAGTTTAGAGTTCTTTCTCGCACCAAAGTGCTGGTCGGTGATAATAGCGACTTTCATCAATACCGAAGTTTACTATGGATATTGTCTTTGATACTATTGTAGTCGCTGTAGTTAGATCCGTCAATACTATTGTCTTCGAAGACTTCAGAATATCCAGATTTCTCTAGGATTTTGTTTTTTATTTCTAACTGACGCTTTTCTCTTTGAATGCGGCGAAGGAAAGCGTAGTGAATGATTTGAGTAAAGTATGCGAAAGGATTCTGTGACTTCTCAGGATTAAAATTGTGAATGTACTGCACACAGTTTTCAATACCATCAGAAATCATATCTTCCTTGAACATATAGTTCACGAAGTTTGGTTTGAAGGAAAGGTGATTAGCAATCTTCAGAAAACACTCTCCAATGTAGCGAGGAATGGGAGGTTTTGGTTTTCCTTGGATTTGTGCGATTTCTTTATCTTCGCGATACTTAATTAGAGCGGCAAGAAACTCTTTATTGTTGACGTAATGTTCTGACCTCTTTCTCTTGGTCATGACTGCTGTGGTTATCATAAGTTTTTATCATTATTATGTATAAATTATACCACGTAAACAAATGGTTGACAAGGTATCTCAAACTCTGTATAATAACCTTTGTCGAGGTTGAAAAGTTATAACTTAGCTTTTCTTATAAAGCTTCTCTAGAATCTCTTTAGCATCATTAACATTAGAGATATATCCCATCTTACGACTCAATTTGGATTCTTTATTTTTCTTTCTTGCATATTCCCTAACATAGTTTTGATACATGTTTATCATTTCTATATCAGAAGATTCGGAGAGAGTTATAACGTCTTCAATATTAATAATGAACATATCTTCCGTGGTTGTTTTTAACCATGGTTCAAGTTTATATCCAACAGTTCCTGTTCTATTTTTTACTTCAGATACAATAATAGGACTTGATACGATTAGGAATGTCCTATCTTCTTCTTCTGAAGCTGCTACTTTAGCAAATAGTTCTTCGCCTGTTTTTAATTTAACAGTACAGTAAAAATCTTCTTCGATCATGCTTTCTTAAGTTGTATGGTGATTATTTCGTAATTGAAGTTCTCCTCATTATAAGTTTTAATTCGCTCAATTAAATGATTTAAAGTATAGTTTTTTCTCGAATTATATGTGCAGTCATCTGAGATATCATATAGTACTGCTTTTGTTTTATTTTTTCCTTTTCTAAGAACTCTACCAATAGATTGAAGATTTCTAATTCTAGATTTACTTGGAGAAGCGAATATCACATTATGTAAGTTTTTGATGTTAATACCTGTGGAGAAAGTTCCATAAGAAGCAACGATAATTGCATTAGACTCTCTTTCCGTAATTTCTCTAACCAATTCTCTTTGTTCAGTATCAACACCTCCATGAATAAAAAATACTTTACGATCATCTCGCTTATTGCTATTTATCTTTTCGTAGAGTATTGCTCCATGTGATTCAACACGACTAAAAAGAACAAGAGTATTTCCTTTTAAATCTAAAGAGAGATTAGTTATAAACTTATTCCTTTGTTCATGAGAGATTAAATATTGTATCTCATCTTCATAAGTTTCAAACTTCTGTGGTTGATGTTTAAGAACAAGACATCGAATATCTAACTGAGAAAGATGACCTTGCTTCATCAACTCATCAGTTCTTGTTACTTTATATGATGGACCAAATAATCCTTCCAGAACCCACTTATGAGTTTGTGTTCCATCAAGGGTTCCAGTAAAACCAAAACGATACTTTGCATGATGAAGTTTAGTCATAATCTCAATCAGAGATTTGCTCTTGAACAAATGTGCTTCATCTCCTATAATGACATTATAACCCTCAAAGAATGAACGTTCTAATTTATAGACAGATTGCCAAGTAGTAATTGTAACTGGATATTCATTAGTCTTTTCTCTACCCGAATAGATACGGTGGCAATATGAATCAGCATCCCAACCATAGTCTAAAAAATCCTTGTACATCTGCTCTACAAGAGATGTCGTCGGAACAACTAAGAGAATTTTTTGCCCTTTATCTACGTAATACCGTACAAGGGAATAAATCATCAAGGATTTTCCTGAGGCTGTGGGTGATATCAGCAATTTTCGGTTATGTCGCA